GACGGAAAAGAGCCAAGCGCAGAGGTGCTAAAAAACCTTACTGAGTTGGCTAAAAATCTGGAGGTATTGCGAAGCCATTTAAAGGCGCCTATTCACGTTACTAGCGGTTATCGATCTAAAGAGCATAATGCAAAGATTGGCGGTGCTTTAAAATCTTTCCACGTCCTGGGAATGGCAGCCGACATACAGGTTAAAGGAATGAAGCCAGAGCAAGTTGCAAAGGCGATTGAGTTGCTAATTGCTGACGGCAAAATGCTAGAGGGCGGAATTGGTATTTACAGAACGTGGACGCATTACGACGTTAGACGTACAAAAGCACGCTGGACAAAATGAAAGCAAGTTTAGAATTTAATTTACCGGAGGATAATTACGAATACCTCAACGCAACAAATGGCACTAAATACCGCTCTGTTTTGTGGGATTTGGATCAATGGATGCGGGCCAAGTTAAAGTTTGAGGAGTTAAGCGACGGACAATACGACGCAATAAAGGAAACGCGCGACCATTTACGCGCTTTATTACAAAACGAAAATATTGATATATACGAATGAGAGAGTTATTAGACAACGAGCGAATTAGGATTGCGACAATTTCGTTTTTAATTGGCGTTGTCTTGACTTTTGTGGTTTATCCTAAACCAGAGTTTGAGACGGTTTACAAAACGAAAACTGAGCGATTAACCGATACTCTATACATCACGTCTGTCGATACTATTTATGTGCCAAAAACTAAGATTAAAACTGAGGTTTTACGCGATACGGTACTAATCGATTTTAAGCCTAAAATTAGCCGTTTTGAGACGACTTTTCCTTTCGAGTATGGAAGTACTAAGGTTAGCGGCGAAGTCCTCGGAGAAGTCCTTAAAATGACCGCTACGAACGATTATAAATTACCAGTCGTAACGAATACAGTAACTGAGACAAAAACCGAGACAATTTTAGTCAAGCCTAAAGGTATATACTTAGGCGCAAGCGTTAATTCGCTTTTGCAACCGAGTGCAAATGTTTACTATTTGGACAACAAGTATCTGTTTACCTACCAATTCCAGCCTTTGCAAGGCGTTCACCAAATCGGCGTTTCTAAAAAGTTATTTTGAAGGTAAAAAACTGCAAAATTTACCCTCGTTAATCGGATTATTTCCGATAACGTTAAACATTTTTTACAAAACGCGCCAAATTGTAAACTATGTTTTACAAATTTTTAACGCTTTTCCATTTATGTGAACCGTCTAGTTCGTCGTAATTACGTTTTGAATTTTCAATTACTTTTAATAAAACAAGGTAACCGATTAAATCATTGACAACGTCTTCGTCGTCTTTTTCCAATGATCCGTTTTTAATGCGCTTTAACTTGTCGTCTATCCGGACAAATAGCGCTTGTTCTGGCGACAATTGACTAAACACGCCAAGCGGCTCCAGCGCACTATTACCGTACTTTTTATTTTTGGCAATTAATAGGTCTTTAATTTCGTCCAAAACCGACTTTACTTGTTCGCTGAATTGCATTACCCGTGTATTTTTAAAAACTCATTCCACCAAATTATAAGCAAGGCAAAGATTAGCGCCAGGCCAACGACAATAAACCAACTTTTAAATCTTTGCATAAACAGACTTAAATGAAGTAAACTTTTCGCCTTTAAAGTATTGGCTAGTCCTAAATTTAGACCGCCCTTTTTTTACTAGCAGTCCATCGGTAAACAAAACGTAAAATTCGTTTTCGTCAAACACCTCGTTAAACTCTAAATATTCCCAATACCATTCCGCTGGCTTGCGATTTTCGTCAATTACCCGCACGGCATTGCCATAGTTAAACGGATTTAAAACCTGGTTTTCTTCCATTTTTATTTGCAAGTTATAATCAATTTAAATGAGACTGCGACAAAACTTGTCGATTAGTTGAAAAAAAAGTAAACAATATTTTTGTTTTTAATTTAAACCTTTTATTTTTGGTCTAGTTATTCACTTAAACACTAACCCAATGAATTACGAGCAAGACAATTATTACGACCAAGAAGTGCAATTTGAGTACGAAGGCAAAACGTACTATTGGCAAGGCGACTACACGGTTACCAACTGGGGCGACGACGAAAGCGAGTACGCGCCAGCATATGGCGAGGTTGAGGTATCGATTGACCACACGGCCAGCCTTTCGTACAACGACGAAACAACCGACGAAGTAATTGAGGTAAAGCCAAGGCCAAGTTTATTGGCAGAATTAGAAATTGAAATTGAACGAAACCTTTAAAACTAAACACCTATGAAAGAATTAGTAAAAATCCAGGCGGAATTGAAAGCGCCTAAGAATCAATTTAACTCTTTTGGAAAGTATAAATACCGATCTTGCGAGGATATCCTAGAGGCCGTTAAACCTTTGCTGCTAAAGTACGAATGCACGCTAACACTACACGACGAAGTTAAAGAAGTCGGCGGCTTGGTATTTATCGAGGCAACGGCCAGCATTCAGAAAGATTTGGAAGGCCGCACGGTTACCGCTCAGGCTGGAATTGATATCAACCGCAAAGGTATGGACGTGGGGCAGTCATTTGGTGCGTCAAGCAGTTATGCGCGGAAATATGCACTCTCGGGCCTCCTTTTAATCGAAGATAGCCACTTGGACCCAGACGCAAGTAATGACCACACGCCAAAGCAACCGATTAAGGTAGCGCCAACCGAGGAGCAATTTGCTTACATCGTTCGCTATTTAAATGGAACGGACGCACAACGCAAACAAGCGCTTGAGGCAATGGCAAAGTACAATTTTAACAGAGATCAGCAAGACACTTTAGACGGACTTATTTAATGGCAAATTTATACGAAATAACAAGGGACGCGCTAGAGTTGGCGTCCCTACTTGAGACCGAGGAACTAACGCCAGAATTAGAGCAAGCGTTAGTAATTAATCAAGAGCAATTGCAAGTAAAGGCTGGCAACTATGCCAAGGTAATCGCTAACATCCAGAGCGATGCAGACGCAATCGACAACGAAATTAAGCGTTTAAAGGTAATGAAAGAAAGCAAAGAGCGAGCAATTGACCGGTTAAAAAGCGCGGTTAAAAACGCAATGCTGGTAAGCAACATCGAAAAGATAGAGTCGCCTTTATTTAAACTAAGCATTCGCAAAAGCGAGGCGGTCGAAGTTCAAATTGTTGAGGCTTTGCCAGGCGCTTTTATAAACGTTAAAAACGTGGTTACCGCTGACAAGGTAGCAATTAAAGAAGCCATCAAGCGAGGCGAATACGTTACTGGCGCCAGATTAATTGAAAACTTTAACCTCCAAATAAAATGAAACAAACTGCAGTCGATTGGCTATTTGAACAACTATGGGAAAAGCCAAAAGATAAATTCGAATGGAATAGTATTTTAAAAAAAGCAAAAGAATACGAAAAAAAACAAGTAAAACACGCTTTCGAAATTGGTTTTATTTCTAATTCCTTAGGATGGGATTTTATAAAAGTTTTTAACAGATATTTTAAACAAAACTTCTAAAACAAATTAAATACTTAGGGACAATTTGTCCCTATAAAAAACTAAAAAATAAGTAAAATGAGATACTTAGGCAAACAAATACAAAGACCTGGAGACCTTGCGCCAAAAGGCGTTAGATCAACTTATCAAACTGAAAAATTACCTTTTAACGAAACATTTGAGCGTTTATGGCTGCTAACAAATTCGAAAAAGTGAGCGTAATGGTTCGCGACTTGTATCTAGACGGATACACTAAAACCAGTATAAGCCAAGCGCTGGGTTTAACTGTCAATCAAGTAGGCTATATACTTTACACGTTGCTAAAACTGCACGTTAAAGCGCCGCGAAAAATGAGCAGCACAAACCTAGTCGAATCGATGCCTAAACACCTAGTTAACCGAGTAATTACTTTGGCATCGTGGGGATATAATAATAAAGAAATTGCCGAGGACACGCGCTTGCCTTATAACCGCGTTCACGTTCTGGTCAAAGAGGCAACTCATAAAGATTTAATAAAAAAATTAGTTTAAATATTTTGCTATTCTTATTTATTGTTTAGATTTGCTAAACATTTAACCAAAACACCTATGAAAAAAGCAATTAAGATTACCGGAAAAATCCTTTACACAATTCTAGCCTTTGCGCCAATATTTGCGCTTGGCTACTTACTAGGACTAAAACTACTTTAAACCTATGGAAACTTTTAAAATTAAAACCAGACAAGTCGTTAACTCGGAATTTGAGTTACCGCAGTATTTTAAAGTTGGGGACCTAAATTTTATTAAGGTATTAAATGAGCAAATGCATTTGCACGTTAGCAAACAAGACTGGCGCGCTGATCTTTACCCAGACATTAAGTTAAAGCCAAATAGAGTATTGTATTGGTTTGAAACTCACGACTGGACAGAAATAACAGAGGACGAATTTTTAACCGCTTACTTTGAGACTAAATATTTAATCGAAAAAACCGCTATAATTTTATGAAACCAGAAAGTCAAAACGCACTAATTAAAGGCTGGCTATTAAACGGCTATTCTATTACGCCAATGGAGGCGCTTAATATGTTTGGTTGTTTCCGCTTATCCGCTCGCATTGCGTGCCTACGCGAGGAAGGTATGGCAGTTGTTACCGATATGGTAACTATTAACGACAAACGCGTTGCACGTTACTATTTACAGAAATGAGAAGCAAGTATATTTTAAAGGTTAGCGCTGGAGAGTACCGCGCTGACTCTTTGTTTAAGTTAATTGTGGAGGTGCTTTCGCATCGTTTTTATCACCTTAGAAAGCACGGCAAATGGATGGATTAACAAAAGAGCAAATCGTTCGAGAGTTGCAATTTAGGGCAACTCAGAAATATCTAATTTACTTGGCGCTCCAGGAGATTATGCTAGATAATTACGAGGATTGCACGTTTTTAAAGCATTATGACCACGACCTAACTGTAAAGCATAAAAACATAATTAACTCGTTAAAGCGTAACGCAACGAAAGCGTTTAGATTTCTTGAAGGTTACGACGAAGGCGAAGCGACTATTAAGCAGTTTCACGATTTCGTAAAACTATTTGAACGCATCCACGAATCTATTGACTTGGGCGGCTCAGTATATACCGATTGTCTGGCAGCCGTTGAACAAATAATAAACAATTATGAGAAGGCCAGTACTAACTGAAGACGAAAAACAATTGATCTTTGAAATGTGGCAAGACAGAACGCCAACCAAGGTAATTGCGATTAAATTAAACAGGACTTACGCTTGCATTTATTTTCAACTAAAGAAACGCTATTTAGTTGGATAATTTTAAAAGCGTTATATTTGTTCATCGAGTAATTTTTGAGGTGAGAGGCAAAAATTATTCCATAGGTTAACTAAACCTAACCCCGGCAGTCTCTCACCTGTTGGGGTTTTTTATTTTCAATGAAAAAAGAAGCGTATTACTTTTCGCACGACGCGAACGCCAAAGACGACCCGAAAATACTTCGGCTAAGAATGGAATTAGGCTGGGAAGGTTACGGTCTTTTTTGGGCCTTAATTGAACTGCTAAGAAATGAAAGCGACCATAGGATGCGAACGCATTGCAAAAGCATTGCATTCGCATTGCAAACGCAAGAAGAAACGATTAAAAAGATTATTAACGACTTTGATTTATTCGTAATTGAGGAAGAATATTTTTGGAGCGAAAGCCTTTTAAAACGTATGGAATTGAAAGAGGAACGCTCAGAAAAGGCCCGAGAATCGGCCAAAAAACGCTGGAATAAGGATATTGATGCGAACGCAATGCGAACGCATAGCGAACGCAATGCGGATGCAATGCAATTAAAGGAAAGGAAAGGAAAAGAAATAAAAGAAATTAAAGAAAAAGAAAGTAAAATAAATGAGGATTCACATAATGCAATTTTTCGAGAATTATGGAATAATAGGATTTGGTTGGAAGGTTTAGCAATGACTTGGAAGGCCGATTTAAAAGAAGTTCAAAACCATTTAAATACCTTTAGGCAAGAATGTATTTTAAAATCCGATTACAAGGAAAACGAGAAACTTGCCAAGGAGCATTTTTTTAACTGGGTAAAACGAGGCAATCCAATACCTAAACAAGAAAGCAGTAAAGAAAATATTTTTGATAAAATTTACCGCGATATGATGAAAGAAAAAGAGCAACTAAAACAAAGCGAACAATGAAAGCAATAATAGTAAAACACCTAAAAAAGATGGAGTTTGTTTGTGGTCTAAAGCAATTTAAGGAATACAAAGAGCAAGACGCGACCGAGTTAATTAACTGCCTAAATGATCTATTTAAAAAATTTGGCTGGATGACCGAGGAAAGAGTAGACTACATTTTACAGGCTGGAATGCGGGGCCAGTACGGCGACTTTTACCACGTTAACGAAAAGACGGTTAACGGCTGGATTAACCAGTATTACCAGCATCACCAAAGCCAAATCGTTATGGAAATCCAAAACCTCCACAACAAAGACCGAGAACAATCCCCAGAGGAAATTGCGCACTGGAATGAAATCGGAAAGCAGACGTTTAAAGACAACTACCAGCACGCAAAAGAAACTGGGACTTGCAGACACTTAGCAGAGTGGGGAGTTTATTGGTTTAACCGATTCCAAGAAAAAGGCATTTTAAAACCTTGGTTGTTTAACGTTGAGGAAATCGAGCAAGACGTTCGCAAAGAATTGCGGTTAACTAGCAGATACGTTGAAGAGTCAACAGTTGGCGCCAAAACAAAAAATAAGATTTGGAAATTGTTTATTTTGGATTCGATTAAAGAGAATAAAAAACTCGACGAAATTATATGAGGCACGGCTCTCTTTTTTCTGGTATTGGCGGCTTTGACCTAGCCTCTGAGTGGATGGGTTGGGAAAACGTTTTCCATTGCGAATGGAACGAATTTGGACAGAAAGTATTAAAACATTATTGGCCTAAAGCAATTACATACAATGACATTACCAAAACAGACTTCACTATTCACAGAGGATCAATCGACATTATTACAGGAGGATTCCCTTGCCAACCCTACTCAATGGCTGGAAAACGACTCGGAAAAGAAGACGAGCGCCATCTTTGGCCAGAAATGCGTCGAGCAATTCGAGAAATTCGACCGACCTGGGTCGTGGGCGAAAACGTTTTCGGCCTTGTTAATTGGAATGGAGGGATGGTCTTCGAAGAGGTGCAGGCTGATTTGGAGGCTGAAGGGTACGAAGTACAAGCGTTTGTTCTTCCTGCTGCAAGCGTCAACGCGCCACACAAAAGGGAACGAATCTGGATTGTTGCTCACTCCAAATCTTGTACAGATAGCGGAAACTCCAGAGAAGTATCAAGAGAGGCAAAAGAAGAGGACAGAGAATGGACTGAATCAAGCACCTCATCCAAACAACAAATACAACTGCCTACTGAGCCAAGTACTTTATTCGGGAATGTTACCAACTCCAACTGCAGTACAGAGAGACCATCCAGAGAGAGTGGAGGAATTAAAGAAAACTGGAGCAGAAACAATTCACAGTCGGAAAAATGGAGAATTAAGGCCGAACTCGATAATAGATTATATGAATTTTCACAATATGCTTCCGACTCCGAACTCAAGGGATTACAAAGATGCTCAGAGTCCAGAGAAATACGAAGCGAGAAAGGAGAAATGGGCGGAAAAAGGAATAAACTTGCAACTCAGTTTACCTCAATATCTAACGAATCAAATTTTGCCCACTCCAACAACTCACGACTCAAAGCATTCTCAATTCAAAAGCCCGAGTTGGCAGAGGAGAATAGATCAACATCACCTAGCGGAAACAGTTCTAGATTCATTTGTGGAGGATTACGATGGGAAACCTTCCCAATTAGCGCCCCAATTTGTGATGGAAATGATGGGATTTCCGCCAGATTGGACGGCATTACCTTTTCTAAATGGCGAAACGAATCAATCAAAGCCGGAGGAAACGCAATCGTCCCTCAAGTAGTGCATCAAATATTTAAAGCAATCGAACAATACAACAACTTAAACAAATAAAAAAAATGGAAGCAATTTACGCTGGAACTGCAAAGATAGTTCCAACCAAATTTGGAGAAATGACTAAGGTGAGTTTTAACAGAACGGACCTAGAGAAAATGGTTAAATTCCTAAACGAAAACGATACTGAGTGGATTAACTTGGTGATTAAAGAGAAAAAGGAAAAGCAACCTGGCAAGCCAACGCATTACTTGCAAGTCGATGACTGGAAACCGACCGCGGTAAAGGAAAAAAACGAGTTTGTTTCAGCAGTTTTTAAAAAGCAAATGAATCAAGAATATGAAAAAGAGACTTTGCCTTTTTAAGCCAAGCCAAGAAAA